GTCGTGCATCTCGTAGGGCTGCTCCGTGGTGGAGGCGTAGCCGACGACGACGACGGGGTCGTTCTTGGTGGAGCCGCGGAGGATCTGCGACGGGTCGATGATGCCGCGGACGGCGGGGCGCTGCGACGGCCGGTCGTTGGCGCTGCGCGCGAGGCTCCGGGCCTCCGCTGCGCGCTGAAAGTCCGACATGCGGGAGCTCACTTCCTAGACGAGTTCGAGGGCGAGGAGTTGGAGCAGTTGTTCCTCGACGGTCGGGAGGGTGCGTGTCGTGGCCGTGAGCGTCGCCGTGACGCTTGCGCCGCCGGTGAGGTGCGCGGCGGTGTCGGTGATGTAGTGCAGGGGCGCGGGTCGCAGCGGCGGCATCTGCGGCCGGGCATGGAACACGCCGACGCGGTCGGGCTGCTCGGGCGGGGTGCCCGTGTCACCGACGAGGGTCGCCGTGACCGTGCCGACGCCGACGATCAGCGCCGCCATCGCGCCAGGTGCGGCGGGCTCAGCGGTGCCGAGACCGGCAGCGACGAGCGCGCCGTCCTCGGGCTGGCCGAGACCGCGTGCGACGATCGCCACGACTACTCGAGCCGGTCGCGGCGCTCAGCGCCGTTGCCGCTGTACGGGGTCGTCCCGGCGGCGTCCTGCCACAGGTCGGCCTCGAGGAGCACCGTCGTGTCGTCGTCGGCGTAGACGCGGACTGCGCCCGTTACCGGGTCGGTCACGGTGCGGTTCCGCAGGATCTGCGCCGCCAACTTGAGCAGCAGCCCGAACGACTCGGGGTCGTTGATGGGTGCGTACCGGGTGCCCCAGACGGCTTGCGCGACGTCGTCGGCGGTGGGGGTTGCGCCGACGTTGATGGTCGCCGTGGGGCGGGCACGTCCGCGCGGGTAGGCGTTCGTGATCGTCCCGGTGCCGGTGATGGTGGCGGGGCTGTTCACGAGCCGAGTGGCGTCGGCGTTCACGGACTGACCGAGACCGCTGAGCGTCGCGGCGGGCTCCGCCCAGCCCACGACGTCAGCGGTGACCGAACCGACGGATACGTCAACCGATGCGGCTGAGGCGGGGCCGTTCCAGTGGAGGTTGTACCAGTGGAGCACGGCTACCCCCGCCCGCTTACGAAGTCGGCTCGACTGTGAACGCCATCAGCCACGCGAACGAGCCGACAGTGCTCGACGTGATCTGCTTGACGGTGAACCCCTGCCCCTCGCGGAGTCGGAGTTCCTGCATCTCTGTCGACTCAAGCGCCAGGTTGTTGTACTGCGTGAGGTAGTTCGCGACCGCCGTGTTCGCGGCAGAGACCTCGTCGTTCTGGGTCGTGTACGGATACAGAAGCGCACCCTCGGTGATCGTGCCGTTCGTGTTCACCGTGACCTGAGCGGGCAGCGCCGGGTTGTCGGTGTCCATCGACTGCGGCGTGATCGCTGTACCTGCCGACTGAGCCGTCGTGCGCTTCATGTCAAAGCGCAGCGCCACGCCCGTAACCGACGCCAGGGACAGGTTGATCTGGAACAACTTCTTCACCGACACGACGACGCCGGAGCCGGAGGCGTTGAAGATACTGATGTGATGCTTGTTCGCTGCGAGCGCGACAGTGTCAGCGAGTGCGTAGTACGTCGGGAGGGCCGCCGTGAACACGGCCTGCTCGTGAACGTCGTTAGCGCCGATCGTGCGCGTGCGAGTCCGGAGTTTGTTGCCGGTGCTGTTCGGCGGCACCTGGGTGTAGGACTCGGCCATCTACTGCTCCTCGAGCACGAGGGTGCCGACCGGGAACCGGGGGGTGATGAGGTTCGACACCGAGATCGACGCCGTGAGCGCACCTGAGTAGAGGATCTGCCCGCCGGCCGTGCCGACCGCGACGTGCGTGATCGTGTTCGACCCGCCCGTGCACTCGGGGAACGTGATCTCAGCCGTGTTCGACGCCTGGTTCCCGGCGACCGTCCAGCCACCCGAGTCACGAGCCACCGACACGCGGGCATACCCCGTGTAGTCGGCCTCGTTTGTCGCCAGCGTGCCAGCCTCACCGGGGTCCGCCGTGTGCAACGACACCGACAGGTTCGACCCATAGGACGGCATCGCCGTCGCGTTGAACACGAACGCGATGAAGTCCGCCTCGGTCGTGTTGCCCTTACTCATCGCGCTCCTCCACGACGGCCGTGATGCGGCCGTTGTCGTCGGTCTCGATCCGCTTCCGCGACGCGGGGGGCGGGGGGATGGTGAGCTCCACCGAGGCGGGCTCAACCGTCGTGCGGGCGTCGACGTTGTTCACGAACGCGCCATCCGCGAAGTGCGACGTCGCATCGATCGCCGGCTCGACCGTCGTGCGGGCGTCGACCGTCGACCGGGCGTCAACGTGCGTCGGCTCAACCGTCGTCGCAGCGTCGACGTTTACGACAACCGCGCCCGGCTCAACCGTCGTGCGCGCCTCAACCACGATCGGATCCGCGGCCTTCGCCACCATTGGCGCAGGCGCAGCCTTCGGCCACAGCCGGTCGAACTCCGCGACCTGCTCCGCCGTGAACGGCGGCAGGTTGTCGAGTTCACGCGCCTCGGACGGGGCGAGCACCCGGCCCGCGACACGGGCGAGGATCGCCTCCGTGCGCGCCTGCGGATCCATCCGCAGAACGGCATCCGTGTTGAACTTGACGTACCGCGGACGAGGCAGCAGGTTCGACAACGCCGCCTCACGGCGCACGATCGCCGGCCCCAGGTTCATCACCAGTAGTTGCAGGTTCCGCTGCGTGACGTTCGCGTAAGTGATCGACGAAGACGAACCCTCGGCGTCGATCATGTCGCCCGGAACACCGAAGAACCGGCAGATATCCGCGACACCGAACTTCATCTGCTCGATGAACGCCGACTGCTGCGCATCCGCCTGACCCGGCACGAACTCCCAATCGGAGCCCGTCACGAAGATGTCACGGCCACGAACGGCCGCCTTGAAGCGGGCCTTCATCGTCTCCGCGACAGCCTGATCCGGGATCGGCTGCTGCGTGTTCCGCAACTGACCCGTCGGGTTCGCGTCATTCGTGAACCAGTCCAGCGCGAACTGCTGCGCCGACAGATACCCGCCGATCGACCACGCCGCGAACGCCACCGGCGACAGCCCCAGATGCAGCCCCGGCACAGTGAACTGCCGCTCATGCCAGACCTCGCGCGGGTCATACACCCGCTGCCCGATGCGGTACTCAGCGATGTCCGGGCCGTTGCCTCGCACCGTCACATCCGTCGCCGGCACCAGGTCGATCCGCGCCGGGTTGCCCGACCCGTCACGCGCCGAGATCAGACCGAATGCGTTGCCGCAACGGTCCAGCTCAAACTGCGACGAATAGAGCCACTCCGTGACGTGGACCTTCTCGCCGCCCGGGTTCACCAGAACCGGCGGCTTCGCCGTCTCCACCTGCACCCCGTCGACACGCCGGAACGAATCGAGCGGCATCGTCGAGATCAGGTCAGCACGCAGCCGCAGACACGCCCACACCGCCGACGACCGCAGCGCTGTATCCGTCGTCACCGGCACACGGCTCGCGGACGACGCACGGTCGGGGATGTAGTCCGCCGCCTTCAGCCCGCCCCAGGAGCGCTTGAAGAACAGGCTCATGCGCTACCCCCGCGAGACAGGACGTAGGACAAGCCCACGCACACGCCACCGCCGGCAGCGAGCGCACCCGCCAGGCCGAACGCGACAACCGCAGCCGCCGCCAGGAAGGCCACGCCGCACACCTCGAGCACGGTGGTGAACACACGCACGGCCGGGCTCCTCGCCTAGTAGAAAGTCTGTAGCAGCTCGTCCGTGGTCAGGGTCCGCGTCTTCACGGCCACCCAACGGGCCAGGACAGCCGCGACCAGCGGGGAAATGTCAGCCCCGTCCGCGCGGCGGTTCAACGCCCACGCATCGCCGAGGTTCCGCTTCCGCGCCGACGACACAGCGGCATCAAGATCAGGGTGCGGAACCTGACGGAACGTCCCATCGCGCAGCGCGTCGAACAGGTCACCGCACGCGGCACCCATGTCCGTGCCCGTCGTCTTCTCGACCTTGAGCCCGGCGTTCTCCATCGCAGGGATCAGCGACCGCGCCGACGAAGCACCGTCCACGACGACGCACCGCACCGGCCACCGCGACGCCACGTCGCGCAGGCGCTCCACGACCCACTCGGAGCCGCCGCGATGATCCACGAGTTCGATCTGCGGCATGCCGTCCGGGCGCAACCCGCACGACGCGATAGCCGCCGCCTCACGATCCGGCGGCATGTCCACCGCCAGGACGATCCCCGACAGGGGCAACGACGCCCCAGCCGGATCGGCGACAGCAGCCCACGACGCCACCGGATACGGCCGGTCGTCGACCTGCTCCCGCGGCTTCGGCACCCACTGATTCAGATACGCGCGGCGGAAGTCCGCGTCGTCCATAGCCTCACGCTCGCCACGAATCGCATCCTCCGACACCGTGTGACCCAGCGCCGGCATGCAACCCCACCACGTCTCCGGGTCATCCGGATCCGCGTCATCGGGAGCCGACCACTCGAAGTACGCCACCGACGAATCCAGCCGCGACGCGGCCTCACGGCCCGCCTCGACCTGCGACAGAAACCACGGCGACGCATCCGACCAACCAGCCGTCGACACCATCACGAGCTGCGTGTTCTGCCGCGTGATCATCGCCGGACGGAACGCCTGCACCAACCGGCCGTCCGCCTGCGCGAACGCCTCATCGATGTACGCCTCGTCCAGCGTCGACCCGTGACCCGCCTTCTCCGTGTTCGACTCGATGCCGAACCGGGAACCGTTCTGGAACCGCAGGTGCTCGTTACCCGACGCCTTCGACGCACGGGCGCGGCCCTTGAACGTCGGCGACGCATCCAGCTCCGCGGCGTAGTCCTCTTCCCACTTCTCCCGCGCCTTGAGGCGCGTCTGAGCGGTGTAGACCAACTTCTGCCGCGGGCCAAAGAACCCCGTCGCGGTGCAGCGGTGCGTCGCCTTCGCGAGCACGAACGTCGACTTCCCCGACTGGCGCGGCACCGTGATAATCACCGTGCGGTACACCAGCAGGCCCGTCGCCGGGTCGACCTCACCGACGACGTCAGCGACCATGCGCTGCCACGGCATGAACGGCTTGTTCAGCCGGTCGCCGACCTTCGCGATAGCGGGGCCGAGCGTCGGGCGGTCAGGATTCCGGGGAGTCGCGAACCGGGGTAGACAGATCCGACTCGAGGTCTTCGTCATCGACCATCCCAAGTCGGGCAAGCTCGACGAGGTTCGCTCGGAGTTCGCGGTTCACGGCAGCGACCGCGAGGCCGGCACCCTCGTCAAGCGTGCGAGCGAGGCGGTAGGACATCTCCGCCAGGGACAACGCCATCGGATGCACCGTGATCAGCGTGGCGAGGTCGTCGCGGACCTTCGCCTCGATCGGCCCGTAGCGCGGTTCGTCGTCCACCGTTACCGCCTGTTCGATTACGTCATGTGCGGAGCGTGACCAGTGAGCGCGCGCGCAGAGTGACCGGGGCGGTCACGGAGCGACATCATCGCAGGTCAGCCCCCCTCCAACCCGTCAGGTTTTTTCGCTCCAGAAGCGGGTCGGAAGCCGCCTACCGTCCCAAAACTCACGCTGCGTAGTCGCGTAATCGAACACGCGGCAACGGTCAGGCGATGCGCTTGACTCGCGGGTGAGTGATGGCGACGGTGTCGTTAGCCGCCCACCAACCGCGGGCGGTGAGTTCGTCATGGCGTCGCTGTGCGCCGCGCGTCTGGTTGCAGTAGGCGCAAGACGGAACCAGGTTCTCGGGGCGGTTGTCGTCCCCGACGTTGTTCAGGTGGTCGACGTGGATCGCCCGCTCGTCGCCCTTGGGCAGCCAGTCGAGATCCTTGCCGCACCAGTGGCAGTCGTGCGAGCCAGGTCCGATGGTGTCGAACAGCACCATGCGGTGCACGTAGACGACGCCATGCTTGGAAGCCAGGGGGTGTGCCGGGCGATACGCGGTGCGGTACCTGCGGCCGTTGCTCGTCCTGATGGTGGTAGCAACCTTGTGTGGGTCGCCGTGACGGTAGGCGCGGTGGTAGTGCATGGGACACATCGCACCGGGGCGGCCGCTGCGGGCTGCCTTCTCGCATCCATCGATGGCACAGACGTTCATGGGGTCTCCTCCCGAATGCGGAACGGCCCGCATCGGGAGGGATGCAGGCCGTTCCTAGCCCCGTGGATCAGACGGGGTTGCTTGATGTCACCAACGGCGCTGGGGCGCAGTCGGGTTGGTGTCTCGACCTTGGCGGTAGTAGTTGCCGCGTTGGATGTTGCATCGCAGGCAGGCAGGCCGCAGGTTCGCCGGGTCGGTGAGGTCGCCGCCGCGGTCCAACTCGATGACGTGGTCGACCGAGAAGCTGCGCGGGTGGGGGAACTTGAGCGTGTAGTCGATGGGCCGGCGGCAGATCCAGCAGGGGAGGCCGAGTGCTGCGAGTTCGCGCCGTGCGCGCTGGTATGC